AGTCGCCAGCATTGGTGGAGACTTGTGGTTCCTGTCTCAGCGAGGAGTCGTATCGTTGAAGCAAACAGAACTCAACAAGCTTCAGGGAGTGACTTTGCCTCAGTCATCGCAGATTCAACCTGTGATAGATAAGATTGATTTTTCAATAGCAAGAGAAACTGCGTGTGGAGCTTATTGGAGAGATCGGTATTATTTGAGTGTCCCTATTGATGGGAGTCAAAAGAACAATGCGGTTCTGGTTTATGATTTTTTGAATCAGGCCTGGGCAGGTTATGATGACGGGGATGCGGTTGAGGTTAAATATTTTTTCATCGCAGACTGGCAAGGATCGGAGCACCTGTTTTATGTAACGTATTCGGGTGTTGTAGGGCTTTATGAATATGGAGAGCTTGAAGGTGTTCCAATTGCTCAGAACAGCTTCTATTGTGATGTTCTCTTAAAAGGGCATCCGGAAGATGGTAGCACTCTTCAGGTGAATAACGGGACATCTGTCAGGGTCACCAGACATCGTGAAATTATCGATGATGCCGACAATGAATTGGTCAATGATGCTGGCGATAATGTCATCGAAAGCTTGGAGACTAATGTCACAGATGCGGAGTCTGGTGAGCTGTGGGGTGTCGGGACTGATTCAAGCGTGGATCCATGCGAGATGCCTGCAGATAACCTTTGGGACGGGTTCAATACCGATGGGTGGACTCATAACACAGACAGCATCTCCCAATTGGACTGCGGAGTAAGGTTCACGAATTCAAGTTCGTTTTATATTTCATCGAATGATCCGTATGTGCAGGTCATTTGCACTAATGCTTACGAGGTTGAAGATCGTCCGATCGATTTCATGGTGCTGACTCGGGGCTACGGGTTTGAAGCCGGCAATCGCCGCAGGATCCAGCAAGCCAAGCTTTTTATCTCAACCTGGGCGCCGAAATACAAGGTGACAGCTGTTGTCGATGGGGTTTTGAAGGAGACAGTTTTGGTGGACGATACAACTTATACCTTTCCGTCAAGGACGAAATACCTTACGTTTGGAATTGATGATTGGGATATCGCAAACCCAAACCAGGATCATGCGACAGAAGGTCGAGAAGATTACTCTGTAGTCCTGGAACCGACAGAGCCGAATGGTGGGACACTATTGGACGCAGATGGAACTCAATTGGACATGTACGCTTATTACACTCATAACCTGCTCGTTGATCGCAGGGGTGCATATTTTCAAATTAAAATTGAAGGGACTGATGGTCGAGTCCGTTTGCATTCAGCCTTGAGTGGAAGCACTCCAGGCCAACGACGACAAGGAACTCATGGAGGACTTTGGTAATGCCAGATGGAACAGTAAATTTTTCGGTTGATACGGTAAATGCCCCAGTTGATACAGACGCAACAAGCAGGGATGAGTTTATCAATATTCTTCAGCATTTGAATTATGCTGCAGGAAATATTCGTGCAGTGGACGAACTCACTGGTGACGGGATGCTTTTTCTTCAAGGTTCGTCTGGCGCTGCTGCAGTTCGAACACTTGAAGGCACCTCTGGTCTTGCTTGGACGAATGCTGATGGATCCGGAGGCAACCCGTCTGTGGGGATTGGGACTCCATATTCTGCCAGGCAGACATTGGACGACAGCGAGTCCGATGCCATAACAGCCAACAAGGCAGTCAGCATTTTGACGACAGGAACCAGTTATGCTGTTCCTGCTCCTGACAGCGGAAAGATAAGTCGCAAAACAATCATAAACGATACCTCAGAGATGATCACTTTGACTGGATCTGTCTGGGCAGACTCTGGGGTGACAACTGTAAGAATTCCACCAGAGGGTGTTGTGGACCTTGTCAGCAATTTAAGTCAAAAATGGTGGGCATCGCATTTTGGAGTTAAGAGCGCAATGGGGGCGATTTATGTGACAACCGCTCAAGCAACAACATGCACTGACAACGGCACATACTATGAAGATAATTCAGTGTATTCATTGAACACAACAGAAAGTCGGGTGCATCAATTTTCCCTCGGGTCTGACAGTCGCTTGACCTATACGGGCAAAGTTCCAGTTCATGCTCATGTTGCGTGCTCTATTTCAACCACAAGTTCTAATTCGGCGCAGGATGTAACAATGAGGCTTGCTCGTTATGACTCAAGCGGCACCCAATTGGACAGCATGACGCATTCTGAGGTGATCCAAAACATGAAGACGACAGAAGAGTCCACTGCAACTTATGGTGATTTCGTGATGGAGGAGAATGATTATATAATTCTTGAGATCAACCACGGGACCAATGGTGCGACAGTCACTACTCAAACAGGATACCTATTTGCTTTAGGCATTCCGATCTTAACAACTTAAAACCATGGCACTCACTTTTTCAGTCAAATCGGGCTACAATTTTTCGGCATCGGAAAAAGTTACTTATGCAAAGCTTAATCTTCTGGGCTCACCAACGATTCGGCTGAACGGAACTCTGGACACCTCTCAGCTCGCTGATGGAGCAGTGACGACCTTGAAGCTTGCAAGCCCTATTGATATTAATTCAAAGATATCGGACCACAACTTGGCTCTTGTAAAGCTTGCTCAAGGCACGCATGGACAGATTCTTTACTACGACTCAAATGGGGATCTCGTTACACTGGCACCTGGCACTAGCGGAAATTTTCTAAAGACTCAGGGACCAGGTGCTGATCCGACATGGGAAGCGCAGGCTGGGATTGGAACAATTTCCGTCTCACAAATTCAAACCGATGGTGCCAACAAATATATATCCACGGACGGGTCCGGTACGATACAATGGGAGACTAAGTCCACGGCATCGATTATTGCGTCTGTCGCTCATGTGTGGGATCAAAAGGTAACGAATGTTGGAGGGGGCGATAGTGACTCGGCAGTTGATCAAACAAGAGATCTGAACCAGCAAAATGATCCAGACGGTATCATAACAACACTGGACTCAAACCAGATCACCTTGGAAGCCGGTACATACATGATAGATGCTGCGGTGCCTGGAGACGGGTGTGACAGATTTGTCGCATGGCTATACGACACAACAGGAGCTTCGACGCTTATTGACGGAACCTCATGCCGAAGTTACAGCGGGGACAGGTTACCTGTCCACTCCGTAATTAAAGGGAGATTTACTATTGCCACGCAGTCCGTGCTGGAAATTAGATTCAGGTGTTCCAGTAGTCAAACGCAAGGATTAGGGCAAGCGTCAAATATTAGCGGACACCCTGAGATCTACACCTCTGCTACAATTTACAAATTTGATTGAGATGGTTGATGCACGAATGGTATGCAAGCGGATCCGGTGATAAAGCTTATTTCGAATTGATCGGGCATAAATGAAGCCAATAAAGGAAGCAGCGAAACTGTATGAAGGAACTCAAAAAGAATTTACGATCGATTTATCAAATTACCTGGCGAAAGGCTACGTCTATTCTGGTGATGATGCGTTCATTATGGCAAAGCCTATTGAATCGGATAACATCGATCGGTGGAATGATCACTCGTTCGATCATAAGGATCCGGATTGCTGGTTCGTCTACCTGGCAGCAGGCAAGGGTAGGCTTCAACGATTTCAGCAGCTTGCACCGTTTAAACTGCCATTGATTGCATGGCACCGAAGAGGAAAAGAAAAAGCAGTAATTTACGATTGGGACAGATTCCTAAGAAAGGCAGATAAAGATGGGCTCAGTTAAATCACCACCACCACGCGACTACGCAAAAGAAACAAGAGATACGCTTGAAGCTCAGATCGAATTGGCGCCTGATTTATTCGCGGCTGAAGCGAATCCTGACTACGGTCGCGCAGCATACGCACAGCTGGATTTGGACATCCTGCGTGACACAATGATGGGCAGGGATGGTGAGCCAGGGTTGCTGGATTTATACGAGCAAGAAGTCATGCCGAGACTGTCTGCTGCCGAGTCTGCTGGCAGGGCCGTTTCACGCGAATCTGACATCGCAGACGTTGAGCGCCTTGGTCGTCGGGCAAGTGATGCTTTCAAAAGCGCAAATCCGCAGCAGGCAGCATTAATCGACGAAATGAATCGGCAAGCCCTTGAAGATCTGCAAGCCGGCGCTTCACTGCCTCCATCACTGCAGAGAGAGCTTGAGCAGCATGTAAGGGCCGGCCAAGCAGCGAGAGGCATGGGCTACGGCATGGCAGACATTGGTGAAGAGGCGCTGATTAAAGGGATGCAGGCAGAACAGCTTCAAAGAAGGCGCCAAGGGTTTGCTCAGAATGTCATTGGTATTAACGCTGCAACAAGCGCCGATCCGTTCATGGCGATCCTCGGAAGACCTGGTGTTCAGGTTGGGCAGGCAGCAGGTATTACAGGGCAAGGGCAAGGGTTCAATCCTGGGAATGTATTCAATGCAGAATCTGCATATGCCGGGGCTTTGAATACTCAAAACTTCCAGGCAGCACAAGATGCAGCAATCGCTTCAGCCAATGCAAAAGCGGGTATGATTGGTGGAGCATTGAGTGCAGCAGGAAGTATTGGTGGTGGAATGATGGGGGGGGCAGGACATGCTGGTGGATTTTCTAAACTTTTTGGATAAAAGATATGCCATACTCACAACAAACATGGAGCGGTCAAGGAATGCGCGGACCATCTGTTGCCCCAATGGGTGGACAGATTATTGCGTCAAGTCTAGCCAACATGGGGCAGAGCATTGGTGCAGGGATTGAGAAGTTTCAGCAAGCAAAAGGTGAAGCAAAAGGACTTCGAAACAAGCTGAGAGGATTCGGAGATGCCTATGGCATGGAAGAAAAAGTTTGGAATGACCACCTTGACAATCTTGGCCTCAATGAACTCAAAGGCCTTGGTGAAAACCTGATCATCAAGCAAGCCTCTGAGCTTCACAAAATGAAAATGGCTGAAGGCAAGCAAAGGATGGAGCATGCAGCAAGCCAAGAAAGCAGGGAGCAGGAGGCAGCGCAGCAGGCAGAGACAGATCGAGCATATGCTGCGTCCATGATTGGTGGTGATGCTGAAACAATGTCTAAAGTTGGGGCTGCGCCGTCAGTCAGCACAATGGAGACCATATCCGACATTAAGGCTCAGCAGAACCTTAATGCTTATAGGGATGCCCAAGTTCAAGATCTACAACGAGAGCATCAGCAAAAGTTAAACGATGCCCAAAAAAGAGGTGGACTAAATGAAGAGCAAGCCAAGCTTTCCAATGATTTGTTCACAAAACTTCATGCAAGTGAACCTGTTAAAAACTTCTCAGGCTTGAATGCTCAGTATGCTGCTCTGGAAAACCTGATCATGAGTAAAGAGAAACTGGATGGGCCAGGGGATATTGCAATGGTGTTTACGTTCATGAAGAGTTTGGATCCTAGATCAGTTGTGCGTGAAAGTGAATTTGAAGTTGCGGCAAAAGCTGGGGGGTTACCTGA